GGTACGTATGCTGATAATATAAAAGCGTTAAACTTCAAAGATTTGACTAAATTAGTCCGAAATCGACTCTTAGCAGTTACCGAAGCAAAACCAGTTGATGTTTTTCCATCTATTCCATCTGAAGAAGGGTCCTTTGTATCATTAAATGTTCCACAAAACAAATTCAATCGCGAAAAAAATGGTGATTTGGTTATGCAAGATGAAAATGGTCACACTGTTAAAGTTAATGATGAAGCAGAAATGTTGAAAATGTTAGGAGCAGATTGTTATGGAACTGGAGCTAAAGGTGACGATGCTCAATGTACTAAATTCATGTTCGAATGTTTATTATCCAATGACGAAAATGCACTTGATCAATGTATCAGTAATTTACAAGTAAAGGGATTTGCCAATGCTGCAGTTGATGATATCAAAAATCTCCATCCAATTCTCGCTCTTCGTATTTTACAACAATTTGGATTTCACAAATACAAGGTCCATGATTCTCAAGCCGGATTTGCTATTTACAAAGTTGAATCTGTTGATAGTTGGATTAAAAACTATTTAACTAAACATTTTGCTCCACAAAAATTAGGAGAATTATTAAATAACGGTCCATCTCAACCACTTTTTCAATATTTAAATTTAATGGCACAATTTGTTAACGCTAATCCAGCAATTTTAAATAAAGGATTCAGCGGTAAATCCAGAGAAGCTGTTGGAATTCCAGTATTGACTGAATTTGCTAACAAATTGGGATTAAAACCAGAACAAATCAATAAAGCAACCAGAATTTATGAACTCAACCGATTACGTAATCATTTGGTATGGGCGACACCAAACATTAGATCTAATGTTTTACGTAGTCCATTCGGAACATTTACTCCAGGAGTTTCAATGATGCAATCCAGATCTGGTTTTGGTGGATTAACAAATATGATGATGGGTGGAGGAGACAAATGCGATAATGTATATGCTAAATTAAACAACTCTGGACAAGTTTTGGGATCTACACTTATTGAAAAATATTTGAATGCAGTTATCTTAGATTTCAATCATAGAGGCAAATCTCTTGATAGTCAAGATGAACGAAGAATGAAAGATAGAGTAGCACAACTCAAAAAATTAGAAGATGACTTAATGAAAACATTATGTTATATTGATGAATTTAATTCATTGGCTGATACTTTTGGCGACTATTCATCTGGAACAATGAGTGAAGGCACACTTACCAAACTTATTGAACGAGCAGAAACTATTGTTAGTAAACAACAAGGATATTATGGAAATGTCTTAGATTACTTAACAAAAATTGTTAATGTTTTAGACGATAACACAGCACGCGAACGTGTTTTAGCTAAAGACTTAATTTAAATTTTAACTAAATTTAATAAATTTAATAATCAATAGCGAATACCAAATTGCTAATTCCATTTGCTATTCGTAATACATTATATACAATACCATAGATTCTTAATTTTGCGGTTGAATTGAAATTAACTATTGGACTGAACCCTAATTTTAGAGTTACATTATCAATTCTACTTAAATTGGCTGTTCCTGATGGTTGATGTTTTTCTGGATGCAATGAAAAAGCATATACATTTATTCCTTCTTCTGCATTATGTCTATGATTTTGATAAATTTGAAGTTTACTGAAATATTGGATATCTCTTTGTGATAATCTTTCATGTCCATTAAATAATATGGTTCCAGTAGTTATTAGATTTTTACCATTAATTTCTCCATCAGTTGTTCTCAATGGATTATCTGTATAATTAAAAGTGTCATTCAGATTAGCAATTAAATCTAATTGTGAAACCCAAATTAATTCCTTACATGCTTGAGTAAAACCGATGATGAAAGACTGATTTAATCCATATATTGGATCATCACCATTAAAAAATAATTGTTCGACAAGATATTCATGTCTAGCTTGTGAAAATCGTATTCTTTCTTCATCGTCCAAAAACCCATATTCAACCAATAAAAAACAATTTTTTAAAACTATATTATTAAAATTTATAGAAGTATTCACTTGTAATGTTTCTGTTGCATTTATTCTGGGCATAGCTCTAAATCCTGAAACCATACCATAAACAAAATATTTAGCATTGATTAAGTTTCCCTCACTATCTTTTGCATATAAGAGTGCCTTCTGTTGTTCATTTTCTTGAATTAAATCAGGATTAGTTTCTATCAAACTCAGGAATCCATTAGGAGTTATTCGTCTAATATATAATGTTCTGCTAATAATATCAAAATGAATAAATTGGGCTAATGATATAATCCCATCAACATTTTGCACTAGATACTCATATGGTGCATAGTTAACAAAATCATTATCCATATTAATACTATGTGTTGGAGTCACAATATAACATTTATTAAGATCATTTAACTCCAAATTAATTTTAATGTGATTATATTGCAGACTTACAATTGGTAATGCTAAACCCGCGATTCTATTAAACCAAAATTGTAATGGAATCATTAATTTATATGATTTTTTTCCATTTGAATAATCAGTTAATTCTTCAACATCACCTAAAACCTTATCAAGATTAATTCTATCCGGTATTGTCAATTCATGCCAAATATTTAACCAATCGCCGTAATGTCTGTCAATTAATTCCCCGCCGATTTCAATATCAACTGTCTTAATAATTGCATATCCGATTCTTCTGACCCATGCGAATTTAAATATTTGGTCCACATTTTGATTTTCATCAATGAACTGTGGAATTGTTGGAAGCTCAATAACAATATGAACTTTTCTTATTAAATCACCATTCCTTGATAATATACATGATACTCTTTTTCCAAAATCAGGTCTATGTACGAAATCTTGCGGAATTACTTCCAAAGAAAAATTAGTATGTCTTCTATATACCATTTTAAAAAAAGTTATTTGAGGATTTTGTGTTAAAAATAAATCCTGATTACCATAAGCCACAAGTTGAATTAATCCACCTGACATTATATATATTAGATACGAAAAATCATATCATATAATCCACGCAATTACACAACGTTATAAAATCATACAATCTAATATTATATGATAATTCAATTGCGCAACTCCATAACATTGTCATGTTGTGTTAAATTTAATAAGTATTATAAGTCCGCGCAATGGCATGATGTTACTAACTAACACAACAATATATTATCATATGATATCGGATTGTATGATTCTATAACATCATGCCATTGCGTGGTATATTGTGTTATATGGTAATAAATGGTTTGAGATCTAGTTATACTTTTATTGTAAATTGGCTATAGTATATTATTTCCTTATTTAGCCGAATTAATTGATTTATTGTTCAAAAGCCAATCCGCCTAATCCACTAAATATTCTCAATAAATTATTTGATAAAGCATATATAGCCCATCTAAATTTAATATTTTCAGATGATGTATTCATTTCGTTAATCACAATATCTTTAAAGTTCATTTCAATACCAGTATCATCAATTCTAGATAAATTGGCTGATCCTTGAGGTTGAGTTGATTCGGGATCCAATGAGAAACAATATACATTAATACCAACATTAGGGCACGAGTAATGTCTTTCATATGAATATGCTGAATCATACATCATGATATCTTTCAATTGCTCTCTGTCTCTACCATTAAATTTTATTTTTGCTTGTTTTACTGGATTAATTGTATTATTTATATCAAAACTGTACAGATTCCATAATCTTTCGCCATTAGGTAAACTACCATCTATGTAAGATGTCCTTTGGACTACCCAAAAGAATTCTTTACATGGATTTTTAAATCTTGTCACAGCATCTATGTATTTCTCTTCATTAAAACTATTTTTTGTAATTTCTATATCTCCATTATATTGGATAACATCAATTAAATATTCCAATTTTGAGGTCGCTAATTTATTTCTTTCTTCTTCTTCTACATAAATATATTCAGCCAATACATTACATTTTAATTTGGGTTTACCTTTGAATGTGGTAAATGAATCATAATAAGCAACTTCATTAAATTGTTTCAAATTAACATATAGTCTAACATCGGCATTATGTAAGGCTATTAATGGTAATGATAATCCTATATTTCTACAAAACCAAAATTGCAATGGAATAATTAATTCATATTCATCAGTAATTTTATTATCAAATGTATATAATTCGGAAACATTACCTATTAATGTATTATAACCGTTTTCTTTTTGTGTTTTTTTAGATAATTGATGCCATATTTCTAACCATTCACCAAATTGTTTATCAATAATTTGATCATCAATTCTAACCCATATTTGATTAATAATATAATGACCAATTTTTTGGATCCAAGCAAATTTAGCGTTTGCAGTTGTATTCAAACTTCTTTCCAAAATACTATATAATCCAGGAGTATCTTCCGTACCTACAATACCTTGCTGTTGTATAAAATTTGCTTCCTTTTGTAATGTATAATAATTAACTAAATTACTCCATGTTTCCATAACATGTGCTCCTAATAAATTTGGTAAGTCTTTAACTGTCGAACTTTGTATCGCATAGTCTTTCATAAAATTATACACATCACTTTCTATGCTAAATCCATTATATAGAATATCAATTTGTGATATAAATTTAAATAATTCCTGAGCACCAGTACTTGAATAGAGCCATCCAAACAATTTATTATTAAACTTATCTATCTCAGTTATTTTAGAAAATGTGCCGACTGTTCGATTCCATAATTGAAATTTATGTGGATCAATTGTCGGATCATATGGATTTATTAAATCTGGTGGTATTCCAGCAGAATTGAAAAATATGTTTGCTACATTTCGCATTATTTCAGTAACATCCAAAGCATTATTTCTTGGTTCAATATATTGAGTTGATTTGTCATCTAATGTTGCTTGAGTTATTAAAACAATATCTTTAGCTGGATTAGGATGGAATGAATGTTCATATTGAACATCATCATTTTCTATAATATTAGTAATAGTATCAACAACTATTTTAAATTTTTGAAAATAATATTGATTCCTTAACAAGATTATATTTTTCATATTCAATAATAACCTATTTGCATCATAATGTGTTAAATATGAATTATATTCTAATATTCTATTATTTAGATATTTACCAAATTCGAAAGTTATTCCAGAATTAACAGGAAGCATACTAACATATTTTTCGACATTTCTATAATAATCATAAAAAGATGTCGGGGTAACATTATAAGATAAAAAGTTATTAGATATATATTCCAAATAACTTTTAATTTCTATTCCTAGGTTATTTGTATAGTATTCTAATCCTAATAATAATTCATTGTACATATTATTATAATTTTTAATGAATTGAGAAAACAAATAATTCCATATTGAGCATTGTACATCAGAATAAACAGTTGACGATGATCCTTTATTATTAATTTGAAATAATGGTTGATTATTCGGAAATATATTCTTGTTTTGATTTAACCAAGTTGAATATGATGGTATTGTATCATAATTAACAGAAAATAAACCAACAATATTTTTTAAATATATTTTATTAGCTAAATATATGTCTTTTTCAGGTGGAACTAGTGATTCTCCATATGCGTCAATAGCTGAATTATATGTAACTGTAATATATTCCGCTATTGTTATATAATTAGATCCAACCTGAACAAGGGTATTTAATACGCCAGGACGAATTATACACATAAGAATAATATCTCCAGTTGCACCTTTTAATGTTTTAACCGTTGCATCTAAAGTCCGCATTATATCGTAATTACTAACGGGTGCTGGTAATGGTGGTGGTGGTATTGGGTCCACGAAAGAAATTTTCGGCTTAATAACATTTAAAATTGTAGTTTTAGTTGTATTTAACACAGTAATTAAATTATTGATGGTTACAGGTGATAAGCCCAAACCATTGGCTGCTAAATATGTTTGGGTAGCTGCTGGTATATCTTCATTCATATTATACCATAAGTAATTCATATAAAACATGTTAGCAGGAGGAGGGGGTGTTAATACTGGCGCATTTGCGTTTCCCAATACATTTGATTTGGACCATAAGTTAACAATATCATTAAAATATTGTGTTAATTTTGAGTCTCTAAATAATTCTCTATTCAAAGAGTGAAAATTATTAACGGTTGTTGTTGCGAAATCACTCATTGGGTGATCCACATCACTAGGTTCATTTATTTCAGGAATCAATGTGAAATCCGATGTGAAATTATCATTAAGTGTAGCATCGGAGTTAGTTAATAATGATTGATTAGTAAATAAAGCATTTGTATCATAGACACCAGATCCAGGAGTCAATACAGGAAATTTTCTATAAAATATAAATCTGGAATCTGTATATAAAGAATTATAGATACTCACAAGCATTTTTATATTTTTAACTAATCCAAATCTTATGTTATCCATTAATAAAGCCTTTATATTTTGAACGTCCGACGATGACGTAATTGGAACATTGTTTTCATTCAATATGGAATTGAATATTTGATATGCATCTAAATATGTATAAGGTATTGATCCATATGTCGTGTTAATCGCTGATCTAAAAACTGTACTGCTATTTAGTTGATTTATGCTTCCACTTATTAAATAATTTGCAGTGTCTACATTATATAAAAAATTTAAATTTTCATCATTGTATCCGGGTGGTAAAATTGGCGGATAAATTAAGTCACTTATGGTATATTTAATAAATTCAGTTAACATTGTATTTTGTATTGCTGTCGAATTTGATAATGGTAATTGATTAGGTGTAGGTGTTATATTATCGTCATAATTAGTAATATCTCTATAATGTGCAGTTACTATATTATATTGTAGTTGATAATTATCTCCAGTAATAAAGTCATCAATAACGCTATCCAAATATCTTGATGATGCCTCAGTTGCTCCAGTACTTAAAATAATAACAGTGTCATCAAATTGTAGATGTGTCATTTTCCATGTATTCCAATACAAATTTCCATTAACACCTAATTTTGTTAAAAAACTATCAAACTTTTGTTCATCTTTTTGTAAAACAATTAATCTGTCATCAATTAATTTTTTAACTCCTCTATTACATAAAGGGGGATCTTCACAATAATCACTTTCTGTAAATTTATCAAGTGGATCTTTTGATGTAATCCAAACGATACCAAATGGAGCTAATAAATCTTGAACTTGTTGAACGGTTAATTGTGTGAAAGATAATTTGATTCTTGGTAATTTAATAACTAAAAATAATCTATGTAACAAATCCCCATGATGTCCTAATCTGCAATACCCCTCCTTACCGAAATCTAATTTATTGGCAAAATTTATATCTAATTCAGTTCTTGAGAAATTTGTATGCCTTCTATAAACTGTTTTAAAAAAAGTAATATTCGGATCATCTGTTAAATATATATCTTCCTTGCCTTTCGCGACTATTTGTAATATTCCGCCTGGCATATTTATTATAATAAGAAAATATTATTATTATAACAATTTAATCACACCAATCATTTGCTTTTGTGCTTTTTAATATATTTTAACCATATGTCCAAATTTGTCCAGCGAGTCCACTAACAAATCTTAATATATTTGTATTTCTGGCATAAATCCTTATTATTAAAGGATCAAACACCAAATTATTTGATACTAATAAATTAGTGAATTCCAAATATAATGTTATTCTATCTAATCTACTTAAATTTGCCGATCCAGATGGTTGTTGTTCTTCCGGAAATATTGAAAATGAATACATATTTATTCCGTCCGAAGGTGTAGAATTATGAGTTTCATATGGTTGTACATAATTAAAATAATTTCCATCTAATTTTTTAATGCGGTTATAACTGTGAAAATCTAAACTTGAAAAAATGATGGGATTAATTCTATTCTCCTCTGTGGCACTATAATTATCCCATCTACATTTATTGGTTCCATTATTATTCATAGTAAAACTTGTCCTTTGAGCTACCCAAACTATTTCTTTAGATGGATGAACAAAATTATTAATTTGAAATTGATATTTTTGCTGTACAACATTTGTTTTATCTAATATTTGTAATTGATCAATTAAATATTCATGACTAGATTGGGCAAATCTCCTTCTTTCCGATGTATCTAAATATATATAGTCTATTAATAAATTAGCTCTTATGTTAATATTTAATTCTTCTGGAACTTCATTTAATGTTATTCCGCCATCAACTTGTGAAAATTTAATATTAGTTCCAGACTCAATGTAACACAATTCTTCAAATTTCCTAAAATTAACATAAATATTAATGTTATGATATTCTAATGATACTAATGGAATTGCCAAACCACTATATTTACAAAACCAAAATTGTAAAGGTATTTTTAATAAATACGACGGTTTAATTTCCCTATTAAATGTTGTTAATACATCAACATTGCCAATCATTTCGAAATATATTTTCTCCATATCTTTATTTTTTGATAATTCATACCATATGTTTAACCAATCACCATAATGTTTGTCAATTTTATGACCACCAATTTTAATTTCGATAGAATTAATTAATGCGTGACCTATTCGATCAACCCATGCGAATTTAATATGTAAATTTTGCGTGTCCATTAATTTTTGATTAGCAGCCAAGAATTGATCATAGTAAAATTTCTGAGTTTTAATAGACTTATCTATTCCAACTAACAACGCATTATAAATATCATTACTGTCACTTGATCTATCAAAAACACCAGATATAACGCTTAAACTGACTTCATTATAAGTAAAAGGGGCATCCAATGAGGATGTCAATAAATCTGTCATATCATTTATGAACTTTTGATTACCTTCCGGACTAAATGCATCATTTATTGCTTTGATCATATCATTTGATTTATTTTCTGTATTATTTTCTGCTATAAATATTTGATATGCTCCAACAAATGCATTTCTATTTATATACATAAAATTAGTAACAATATCATAATTGTCTGATGTATCCGTCACTAATTTTTTAGCTTCACCAATTTCTTGACTTGTTGGAGGTGTTTCTCTAAATAAATTAATTTCTGGTAATGTTACTTCCAAATATGTTTTATACATTAAGTCTCCAACTTTAGGGATTTTCACTGAACTATATCCCCCAAATTCAACGGGATCATCGAAAGTTACTTTTATTGATTCCATAGAAAAATTAGTATGTCTACGGTATACAACTTTAAAAAATGTTATTTCCGGAGTTCCAGTTAAAAATAAATCTTGACTACCATATGCTGCTATTTGCATTATACCAGATGGCATTATAATATAATCGATATTTTATTTTTATTGACTTGTACGCTAAATCATTTTAAACAAAAGAATAATAATAACAATAAAAAGTCCTAACATCACTGCACTGAACATCATATTAATGCTTGTCTGTCTATTATCAATCATTCCTTCATTATTCACATTATCTTCGTTATCGTCAGTCACATAAATTGGATCATAATATGGCCAATAATTATTCCAATATGGCCACCAATAATCTCCCCAATAAGGCCATCCCCACCATGTTCTACCACTTCCACTATAAGATGATCCACCATGTCCATTCCAATAACCATGATCACGACCGTGTCTAGGTTTATTATGACTCGGACCACGTGAATGAGATCGCGGGCTTCCAGATCGTATATGGCCAGATCTACTTAATGGTGATCCTCTTGATATTGATCCAGATGAATGAGATCTACCGCCACCAGATCCTCTAGACCCACCACCACCAGATCCTCTAGACCCACCACCAGATCCTCTAGACCCACCACCAGATCCTATAGACCCACAACCACCACCTAGAAAATGTTCTAATTGATTTTCAAAACATTCAATATTATTTGAATAGTTCATTATATTTTATTTTATCAGAAAAAAAATCATAAAAATAAAAATAATAGAAAAACCAAATGACCCAAAAGACATTATAGGTATTATATTATAATTAATTGGTTCCTGTTTAGTTAAATTTTGATCGGCAGTATAAACAACAGGTTCGTCAATTGGATAATATGTATTATCCCACCACAATGGATAACCGTAATAAGATCTATTTCTATGTTTTCTATGTTTCCAAGCATTATCAATAGGTTTTAATAACGTTGGTGGTTTTTTGGGTTCAATTTTAGGGGCAGTTTTATGAAATATAATTTTAGGACTAGTTTTAGGAACAGTCTTGTGAAATATAATTTTAGGTTTTGATTCTTGTAATTGTTCTTGTTTCATATATTTATTGTTGTGATTTTATAATCAAATAAAATAAAACAACAAATATTAACAATAAATAAAAAAGATTAGTATTTAGACCAAATCCTTCTATAATAGTTCCATCCTTAAGTTTTATTTTCATAGAACATGTCGGGTCATAAATTTCATTATGTTGTGAAATATAAGTAGACTCAAAATAAGGATCATTTTCATAATAATTGTAGTATGGTCTGTAAACAAATCCTACATTATGTTTGTAAGGTTTATAATCATTGCAAGTTGTCATATATATAAATACAAGAAAATTGGTTTCCATTAAACATAAATCAATGAATACAAAATAAGGAAATGCTATATAGCTCTGATTAATAATTCGCGCAACTGTACAATGTTATTGACCAATGCAACTATATAGTATATCTAATTCAATTGCGATGTTTAATAACATTGTACAGTTGCGTGGATTTAGAATATATAATATTTTTAGCGCAATTGGACAATGTTATAAAATCACGCAATCAAATATTATATGTCAATTGAATTGCGCGATTCCATAACACTATACCGTTGCGCTGATAAATGAGTGTTATATGGCATTCATTAAAAATTGAAAACCAATATAAATAATCAACAAAAAACATTCACAATATTAAATGTCATATCAAAGAAAACATAGAGGTAAAACACAAAGTCTATTTTTAATTGAAAGCATTGAGCCTACAGACAATAAATCGAGATCATATGCCATTATGGGTTCAACTGGAAATGTATATACGGTTACTATTAAAGAAAGTCCAACATGTACATGTCCTGATTATGTTGGTAGATTCAATAGATGCAAACATATATATTTTGTTTTAATCAGAATAATGAATGCAAATGAGGATCAGGACACATATGATGAAAATGATTTATCGATTATGTTTCACAATGCATTAAATATTACTAATAATGTGCAAGCTGACACGAAAATTAAAAATGCATATGATAAATTAAAACAAAATATCGGAACAGATAATAAACAGGTCGCAAAAAAGAGTTTGGATGATCTTTGTCCAATATGTCTTGATGATTTGGAGAACGGTGAAGAGCTAGATTATTGTAAATTTTCATGTGGGAAATCCCTTCACACAAACTGCTTCAAAATGTGGATCAAAGCCAAGAAACCAATATGTGTGTTTTGCAAAGAAAATTGGTTTGAAAAAGATTCCAATGACAAATATATAAATATTATGGCTGCAGTAAAAAAATAGTTTTATTTATTCAATATTTCCACAAGGATTTCTTTATGATCAAAAGCCATATCTGGTAAATTATCAATATGGCACCAATTATAATCAACTGCATCATCACCCGCTTTAACTCCTAAAGGAATTTCAGGTAATTTCGCCACAAAAACATTTGTTAAACAGAATCCGCGCGGGTCTCTCGTCGAGTTTCCTATAGTTTTAACATATTCTAAAGTCACATCAGTTAAATTTGTTTCTTCTCTTAATTCTCTGTAAGCTGCTTCCAATATATTTTTATCTTTTTGTTCTATTCTGCCACCTGGAAAAGCCCAACAATTTTTATAAGGTTCCTTACCTCTTTTAATCAGTAAAACTTTTGAATCAGTCAAAATAATGCTATCACATGTCGCTATAACTTTCCCGGAATGTTCAACGTGTGAATGTACACCAAATCCTTTACCTAAAAAATGCCACCATCCACCATCTTGATCAGATACTGTTGTACTCATTTGTTGATGTTTTCCATCTAATGTTACCATATCCCACAATTTACTTCTTTTTTAAAATGCGAATAATGTCC